TCCGTAAGTCATTTCCAACTGCTTGCCAGTCAGACCGGATAGCCTCCTCGTCGGATTGTGACATTACTGGTCTCTGTAGTGCCCCAGTCGGGTCAGCCATGCAAGCCAGGCCAGATATAATTGAGTTAACCCATTTTTTGAAAGTCATATCACCTCCAACTCGTTCGCCGATTTCCACATCAAAAACGCGCCGAATCACACATTGCCGATGTAGTTACCATTTACATTGTAACCTATTGCAACGAAAGGTGCAGTTTTAATATCTATTAAAACACAGGCTACGCTCAACGATTTCCTTTCCGTCGCGTTTACCGTTGCATCGCGCAACGCAATTACCTCGAATTCGAGGTAATTGAATAATCCAACAATCTTCGCATCTCGGACAGATTTCTCGCTATCCGGTTGACGCGGCAAACCATTTCGTAATCCTCAGCGCTAACCTGCTCGAATTTGACGCCATAACGATTTAGTGGCTTTCCTTCGTAGATGTCGGTCAAGTCGCAGCCTAACAAGTCACAAAGTCGTTCCAACTCGCCTGCTGTCATGTTACCTCCTTTCCGCTTGATCCGCACTGCAGCGGCAAGAATATAATCCTACTTTCACACTGTCTAATTTTAGCAGTTGCGTCGTGCAACGCAATTCGGCGCAAATTGCAGCGTCTCGTGTATCCATTTTGCCATTTTGTGCGCTCGTCGGATTAGTCATGTATTAATTCCGACGATTTCTTTACATGACAGCGGTATCATGTAAAAATTACAGCGATTTCTATACATGATCAGCAATCCGCAGTCGAGTTGAACGACTTCTGCCAGATTCAAGGTCTGGCGTGCTGCCATTACACCAGCGGATCAAAAAGCTCAAAAAGTGAGACACAAGCGTCCTTATACGCCACAAGTGAGACACAACGCCGGGCAGCTATTCCGGCGACCCCGAAAGGATTTAGCCTGGTGCTTGCGCAGAGCAGTGACACTTAGCCAGGTCCCCATGTGCGTGGGGGTCCAACCTTTCGGAAATTCCGAATAGTTCGTTTTCAGTCGTTTTCACTATTTGCTTTCAGTCGTTTTCACTAATGACAATCCGTGACAAACGTGGCTTTCAAGGCGTGACAAAATAGGCGGTTTTGTCACAAGTTTGATTCCTTCCGGCTATCGTTCACGTAGAAGCCCCCACCTTTGTAGATAACATGCACCGGCTTGTAAACCTTTCTCAGCGTGTCGCAGCCACACTTTTCGCAGCAGGTGTAGGTGTCGTGGCTATACGGCTGATACGCCTCGAACTCATGGCCGCAGGTCGTGCATGTGTAAATATACGTGGGCATTAGGATACCTTTCTGTACGCCGTAGCGCGCTTGCCGTTGTACCGCACGGGTCTACAGGTTAGCTCGCCCGCGATAACCTTCGCATCCAATTTGCGTTTGCAAGCGTCAAAGCCGATGTGCGCGGATTCGGATAACATGCGGGCGGTGATCTCGTCCAGCGCGATGTCGGGTAGCTGGAGCTCGGCGGTTAGTTCGGCAAGTAGTTCGTTCTCGGTCATACGAGGATAATTTTTCTACCGTCAGGTTGGCCGCAATAACGCGATTTTGACAGGTCGACTTGACCGTCCACGACTATCACGCCGCCTATGTCGGAACGGCGCACGTTCCCGGCAACGCGGTTGGCATAAGTTGTTTTGAGTTGCCACGCGGGGCATTGAATTAGCCTGGTATTCTCAAACTTTGCACCGCTATCATCGAGGGCATGGAAGTGTCCCCTGAAGATGTAATGTGGCAACGGGATCCCCGACTGCGCATAATCCAACATAATCTCACTTGCAAGGTTTGCCGCGCCTGAGGTCCACGGCCGCGTTCCCATCCGCCCATGATGCGCCAGATCAACGCGAATGCCATCGATATCGACGGTCATCTGCTGGTCTACATAATCCGCTCCGAGTTGCCGGTAAATATCAGCCTCAACAGCATGGTCGGGTCCGGCGTGCGCGGCCGTTCCGAGTATGCCGATAAAAGTATTGGCGCGGCTCCTAATCGGCTCTAACAGATCCATCGCCATTTTCTCCTGGTCGCCAACCTCCTGCACAATCTGCGTGGACCTAAGATAATTGCCGTCAATAACATCGCCCAAGTGAGCCACAATCAGGCGCTTCTTTTTGCCTTGAATGTGTTTTACGTATTGCCAGAAGTCCAGCCAATTTTCATAAACCCACCTCTGGAGCCGATTAGCTTGAAGCGTCTGCACCTCAAGGCTGGAGCGGTTATGCACACTGAACTCCAGTGGGGCCAGCGCGGTTGAGCTTCCTATATGGGTGTCGCTGATAACGACTAAAACGGAACCTGCCAATTAAGCCTCCTTTAATTTGTGACTACACGTGGTATAGATCCACCAAGCAGGTTCGCCACCAGTGATAGTGTTCTTGATTTGGTATACGCCACAGTTTGTCATGTACATATTATACATCATCTCGAACATACGCGTCAACTCTCCAGATGCCCCAAAGTGGATTGCCGTAGGCGGACTTGAAACTCTTAATTTGTCCGTCCCAGCTATCCATAATAATCACATCGTTTTCGGCTGTTACTGAAAGTGCAACGACGAAATGTGATTGCAGGTCGCTGGTTGCGAGCTGAAAATCAACGCACAAAATCGGGGGGATGCCTTTCTCAGTCAGTGAACGTACAAGATCAATCCTGCCCCGCGCTGTGGTTCCAGCCGGTTCACGTGCCCAGGTCAAGCCTTTCAGATAGAGAGGCGGAACCCACCATCGCCAGAGATTGCTATCAGCAAAGCCGTTCCAACGTTTCATGTCATCGTTTAATCGCTCAGTATCCGTGTCCCAGCCGTAATAACGATAAATCGCCGCTGCCGATGTAACAAGGCAACCCCACCCGCCCAAGCTGGAATCTGAAGTGCCCAGCTTTTTGTACCGCCATTTCGGGTCGTTTTGGCTCATCTTAGGGAAGGTAGCAATGTCAATCGCCGTTCCAGTAGCAGGGGGTAAGACGATAACAGGGGGCACAACGGGCACGGCCTCAATCTTTACAAGACAGTCAGGGGCTATATAGCACCATTCCGGCTTGTCGGGGCTGATTCGTGCCCAGCTTCCATGAACCTCGTACACGCCTACCTTCATCAAGTAAGGCAAAGTTCTAAACCAGCGTCCAGAAATTGAAGGCGTCGCACGCACGTTCAAACCGCGAGTGCCATTGACCTTGCCGATCCAAAGCAAAGGAGGCTCCGCTTCGGGTTCTTGTTCTGCTATCGTGAACGGCTTTAGTTTCGCAAGCTCCTCGGTATGGAAGTAGTTCAGGTCTACGCCACCGGTTACGCCTTCCACTGTCTGATTGAACTTGTATTGCCAGAGCCCCCAATTGCTCCAATTGGCTGGCATAGCAGGCGTGCCCGCGCCCGGGTTAGCAACCCATTTGATAACACCGCCCCAATTAGCAGAGTTATTCATTATGGACTTCCAATAAGCCACATTGGAATAAACCATCTGGATTTTGGGATACCTATGTTCCCATTCCACCCGGAAGGCTTCAACGCCCTTTTCGCTAACGGTGTTTCCGCCGCCCGGTGGTTCGATGTCCAAAGCAAGGACGGTAATCCGTTTGCCACGAAGCCAATCAGCTACAGTGTCCACGCTTTCCTTTGCCGTGTACTTATCCAGGACGAAATAAAACACGCCCACATCAAAGCCGTTATCTGTGAGGATTTTGTAATTCTCCTCGAATAGATCGTCTATCACCTTGCCTTGTCCGACTTTTAGAATAATCAAATCAGCGGATACCCGTTTGAGCTCGGCAATGTCCGTGATTTTGTTTGCCTTCCAAAAGTTAAGGACGGTAAGCTTCACGCAACACCTTTTGAAATAACCAGTCGCTTCATAACCAATAGCCCCACACTTGCATATAACAACTCATTGTATTTTCGCCACTTGCTTCTATTTTGTAATAAATATCGCCATCTGCGTTACAGATCACAATTCCCGTGGACGCAGAATAAACACTTCCACCAGCAGGGTAGGCAGTAACATTATTGTAATATGTCGAAGACGGTCCCAACGCAAAACGTAGCCCAGTAGTTCCCCATGCTGCCGAATCTTTGGCTGTTATGCGTAGCATTACGGCTTTCACTCCAGCTGGCACTTCAAATACCGCACTCAAGTCCAATAAAGTTACATCAGTTGTGCTATATAAATCGCCATCCCATGAAGTAGATGATAATGGCGTGGAAAGAAATACAGGTCTGCCAAAGGAAGCACCGTCTACGCCATCCAGCTTATCCGCATCCGGTGCTTTCGCTGCCCACGTTGGCGCACCATCCACGGAGGTGAGCACTTGAGCGCCTACTGGTGCGGCGGCGAGACTGGCGAGTTTCGAGGTGATAAGCTGGCCCTCTACTGCAACGACCTCGTCTTGTAGGTCGTTGACATACTCGGCCTTGATTTTCGTGCCGGGTTCTTTGGTTGAGAACGTCTTTGTTGTGGTTGGATATGATGCTGCCATTTTGTGCTCCTATTCACATCGCATGATATAGCGAAGTCTAATATTGGGCGGCAAACTTGATGCCGCGTTTGTGTTTGGTACAGTATGGGCATGATTTTCTTGATCAGATAATGCAGCGGCTGTTATTAGGTGGAAGTGACCCGCAACAACAGGGTGGTCATTCCCACTCCAAAGGTTACCTATTAAACTGGATGCACCACCAGTATTTCCGCTTGCGCTTGCATGACCGTGCACAGCGTTTCCTGCGTTTACATTCGTGTGGCTGTGGGTTGCACTTCCTGAGGAAGCGCCCAACGAACCGCCGGATGCAAGAACCCCTCTCGGAAACGCATCAATCAGATTAGGTGTTGTTGCTCCGTTATGTTCAGCACCATCGCAATCAAACCAACCTGCGGGCAGGTTAGCACCATCGAACATTACAATCGTTCCAATCGGCAAGTCCATTAAGTCACCTTCATAATGTAAAATACCTGAATATTCGGGGGCAAATTGTCTGTTTCGGCCGTGTTTGATGTGGTGTGTACATGCGTACCGCTCGAAGGCAAGTCAAAGTCCACGACATGCGTGTGATTCCAAACTGCCGCCGAACCACCACCACCGCCTACTGTAGTGATTCCTCTGTAAGACGCATTGCCATCCAAATTGCCTAAAACATCGTGTATATGGTCGCCATCTCCAACCACGCTTGAATTGGTATGAGAGTGCTTCAAGTTGCCTTGCACCACGCCACGGTCACCGTCTTGAGAGATGCCGACAACGAACTTGCCACGCAAATCCGGCGTTCCGTTCGTGCCATCGCACAACTGCCAGCCAGCAGGACGTTCAGCAATTGGCTTGAACCACATAACAATTGAGTTAATCGGGAACGCCATATTTACCCCTTCCTGATGTAATACAATCCAACTGATTGCGGCAAACTTGCCGCATTTCCGGTATCTACCAAAGCATGGCTATGGTCAGCAGCCGTACTGACAGTAACACTCTTTGAGTGATTGGCATGGTCTACCGTTGCACCGTTCGCATTGAAACTGCCGCCTAAGTAAAGCCCCGGCACGGTTGCACCGTCCGGCGAACCTTCACTTAAGGTAACCGCGTGAGTGTGACCTCCTTCGTTTCCAGTTCTTGCAGAATAGGCGTGCTTGTGAGTTGCATCACCTTGCACAACCGTGCTTGCTACTGTTGCACCTGCAACCAGTTTTCCAGCCGCCGATGAATAATAAGACCAGCCGACCGGAATAGATGCTTGAGTGCCATACCATAAGATAATTGTGCCGACCGGAATGTCGCCGCCTGCGTTAGAGATAAAAATAAAGCTCATATTAGCCCACTGTAATCCAGAAGTCCAGACCTTTTGGACTTCCTGCACCGGCGGTTACATTGATTGGAATCTTAGTTCCAACACCCGGCAAAGCTACATCGATATCAGCTCCTTCCGCGTACCCATTGCCAGCCACACTCGCATATGTGCTTAATGCAACGGTCGTGTTTCCTGAACCTGCCGTCTTTACTCCAAGTCCGACCTTCTTAATTTTTTTTCCAGCCAGATAAGAGGTTACAAAAAGAGAAGACTTCCCAGAAACGGTGGTAATTATCTCGGTTTCTGGGAACAATTGTATATAAATCTGATCCAAATTCATAGCGGCAGTAACTTCTGCTGCTAACTTTCCAAGTGTAACCGCACCATTCGCGATCTTTGAGTTAACCACAATGCCATCTGCCAGTTGTGTTGCAACAAACAGCTTAATTGCATCAAACCTAACCCGTTTGGTATATTTGGTCAAGTCGGCCTCAGAGACGTCGTTCATTATCGCCTCATCAGCCGCCTCAACCGCGTCAGTCTGAACAGGTATTAAGTTTATTTTCTGAACTAATGGATCTGCCATTAAATTGCTATCCTTTCCAACCCTACGATTTCAGTATCCATGAGATACCCGCCCGTGAGATTGCTAACCATGCGTTCGATAACTCCGACGATTTCTTTGCCGTAGAGTGAATCTACAATCTTGACCTCTCCTGTTTCAATGTCCAACCGCGGGAAAAGCGTAATATTCTGTTGATAGCGCAGCCGCGCATACTCCACTACCTTAGCTAATACTAAAGGTGCTAAAGCAGCTTGGACCAGCGTGGCTTGATCTATTTTCCAGATATTAGGAGGCGCGTAAACCGACCACTCACGGCCGAAAGTGGCTATGTCAAAAAGCGCGTCTTCAGCGTCAAACAGAAATCCTTCAGCGTAGTTTTTAATTCCATCAGGATTGACGTACAAAAACGACTGGAGGCTATCAATCCACTGCTTGCCACTAACTACAACTGCTCCACCGGGCGGCAAAACGTGCAAGAATACGCTATTTGTCTGGAACTCAAACTCTCCATAAAGAGTAAAGATAGTCACGTCTGGATATGCGCCCGATGCCGCTGAAACAAGCAATGTAGTGCCGTCTGCAAGCGCCAAATAGACCGCCCGATCACCCACGCCTGTGGCGGTCACTTCCCAATATGGCTTAGGATAAACGACTTTGTAATCCCCTGGTTCAAGCGTGGCGCTGAATATCTCTTCCACGACGCTACCTTTGGCATAGTCATGGCTGATCAACTCCACCGCCGTTACCAATTGCAGAATATCCAAGCTTTGTTTGTCGGTTTTGTCTTGATCAGTAATAGGCGCCTCAACCACCTGGTCGCTGAACAAGGCTGTGTCAAAAAGCGCATCTTCAGCGTCAAAGTAAAACCCTGGATACAACGCGCCCGTAATTGGGATCACACCTTCTTTGATGTTGATCACATCGCTTTGTGCGCACGAAGCATAAGCTCCGGCAGCGAACAGAACTTGCTGCAGCGACTCCCTGATGGTCTTATTGCCTGGCAGATAACCTTTCAACGACTTCGCCGCAATGACACTATCAACTTCAAATCCCATGGCAATCGGATTAAGCAAGTCACCAATAATTGTGCTCACTGGAGTTGCTAATTCATAAAACTTGCCGTCAAATTGAAGCCTATCGAGAACCCCAATAGCATCCGTGCAATCAAACTCAATTTCACCCTCTATTGGGTTTTTCCAGGTATCAAGGTAAAATCGACCGACGTAGGTCTCCACATCATCGACGCTTTCATAAATCCTGACAACCAACCCAGCCGCTAATGACTGATAATAAACGCCGTTTGAAAATGGGCTGAACTTGTCGCGCATCTCACCTGCCGGCAGATAGATTCGCAACCGCGCGGTAGATGCTGGCAATTCAATGCCGACAGGGTGGACTTCCTGCACAACTTCTGCTTCAATCACGTTGGCGGCGCCAAATTCAACAGACTCGTTGGCGATGTCCATGCGGATAATTGGATAAGTAGCCATTATGGTCGCTTACCTCTCGAGACAAAAGAGGTGCTAAGTTCTTTCCAATACGGCGTCCCATTTTTCAACTTACTAATCGAATGCCGCGTTTCGGCGAAATAGCCAACCTGCGTGTACTCGCCGACCTCATCCCAGAGCGTCACCGTGTGGAATTCCACTGGGGCCGTCAGCGCGCGCCATAACCGCGCATATTCTACAGAGTTCGCATAACTGGAAGCAAAAGTAATATCGAACGAGTAAAATACCCCAATAAGCTCACGGTGAAGTAGCCCATCGACCGTTCTTTGCGCGCTCTTGTCCAACATGTCAGCCGACATATCAATTGAAACAATGTCGACGTCAAACGATTCTCCATCTATTTTGATCATGATGCGTACTCCCACATATAGCCGCCGGCAGTTTTGCGGATCCCGCGACAACAAGACGAGACGTGAGTTTCACCCATCCCGTTAGCCTTTGCCGCCTCTCGTATCCCTTCATACGTAGCGACGTAAATTCCGTCCTTGGAATATTGAGAAACAGCAACTCTATGATTTGGGTGACAAATTGGACCGACAGGATCTATGTTCTTAGTGTTGCCGTCAAAATAACGCAACTGATATCCAGCCGCAGTCTTATGGCCAAACCTCATTTGGCAACAAGCGGTTATTTGACTACTTACTACGCCTATGATTTTTGCGGCTTCTCTCAGGCTTTTGAATACTTTTATAAATGTGCCGTCTTCTGTGTATTGCGCTACAGGTTTATAATGAGATACGCCCTTATTGTGCTTAACTTCCGCAGAATCTTTTCTTCCAGTAAGAGTTATCCTTGTTTTTTCTCTGGCCTCTTGTGAAATCACTCTACCTTTTAAAGAAGCCGACATTCTTGCTCTTGTTTCATCGGACCTTTTCACCCCCAAACAGCTTCCGGCTATGGGCAAAGTGTTATATTCTGGTTTCAATAAATCAATATAAAATTGCTCCCTCTCAATCAACCGTTCTTTCTCGCAGTATTCGAGAACAGAGAACGTAAAATATTCTGCGCCATATTTATTAAAAGAAAGCTGCAGGTGGCGCGAACAATGGTCTCCTCTATTTAATGCATTGAAATGGTGAGTTGAGCGCCAGTGAAGATTAACTGCGCTTCCAACATAAATTTTATTGTTTTGCATATTGCAAAGCTGATATACCCCACTGGCACGTGATATAATTTTGTTCATCATAGCACCTCTTGTGCTTTGGTCACATACCTGGGTGTCTCATCATCGCAGGTGCATTTAGTTAATTGATTATACCACATGTTTATCATCTCACACCGCTCCCAGCTAACATGCTTGATCCAACGCGCTTGTCGATTTTCTTGAACGCGTCGTACAAAACTTGTCCGTCCAATTTGATCACATTGTGTATCAACCCGCCCTCAGTATTGTTGGAGCGTCCGCTCTCTTCTCGAACAATTCGCCGGATCATGTCCTCAGGGGCAAGTATTTCCGTTTGAGATTTATGATCACCCAACATCGCCTGAAATGGTGCGTTAGGTGGAATGACCGCACCTGTGGCAAGGTAGGGAATGTTCTGGGGAGGTATTTTTTCTAAATAACCAATGTTTGGCAGGTCTATGTTTGGGATGTTAATGAGCGGTAGACGGTTTACCAAGTCAATAAGACCATTGATAGCATCTTCCAACCCGTTAATCATCGAATTGATAAAGCCAATGACGCCATTCACCGCTGACACGACGCCGTTAGCCACATTCACCCCGATATTAACTGCTCCCGTCTTAATGCTTTCCCAAACTTCTCCAGCTTTATCTTTTATCGGTTGCCAAATAGTTGTATTGAACCATTCAGCTGCACCGTTCCAAGCAGCCTTGATATCCTCCCAGACGCCAGTAACCTTTGCACTAATCGCATCCCACTGAGTATCAACCCAATTTTTGATTGGATCAATAACGGTTGTTTGGAACCAGTCAGGTGCACCGTTCCACGTATTCTGGATGTTCGTCCATGCGTCTGAGAAGAAACCCTTGATATCTTTCCATGCTTGCCTAAACCAATTCTTTATCGCGTTGATTACTTCGGCCGCTTTGTCTTTTATGCTTTGCCAGGCATCGTTGATGTTCTGCTTGAGCTCGTCCTCTTTGGCTTGGAGTTTATTCCAGCCGTCGACGAACCATTTAACCACCGCGTTGATCACTTCGGCTATTTTGTCCTGGATTGCTTGCCAGGCATCGTTAATATTCTGCTTGAGTTCGTCCTCTTTGGCCTGGAGTGTGTTCCAGCCATCGACAAAGAAAGCAATAATGTTATTGACGATTTCGGCCGCTCCATCTTTTATGCTTTGCCAACCTTCGAGGATTTTGTTGACGACTGTTGCCGCTCCATCTTGTATAGCCTGCCAGCCTTCGATAAGTTTCGCGGAGACCACGTCCCAATTCTGGGATAGCCGGCCTATCGCTGCTATCACGGCTATAATCGCGGCAATAACCAGGACGATTGGGGCGACTGTTGCCAAAACGACGGCTCCGAATAAAACAAACGCGCCAACCAAGAATCGGAAAGTGTCTGGATTCTCTTTTATCCACTGGCCCAGAGCTTTTATTGCCTTAGTCGCCAAGTCAATGAAGACAATCACACCGTCTCTCAAGGCGGTTATAAATTTGTCAAAGAAGGTTCCGTCTCCAAAGATGGGAGCCAGGACTTCTCCTATGATTTTGCCGACCTCTTTGACGGCCTTGCTCAGGCGCCCCCAAGCTTCCAGTAATGGGGCCAGGAATTGCCTCACTTTTGAAATAAACCTGGCTATGCGTTCTTCGGCCGCGGACATTTCGCTCGGTGGATATGGTTGTTCACCGTGATCTGCTAAAGGAGTAGCAACTCCAGGGGTGACCGCGCCTCCAGTCGCGCCTCCAGTCGCGCCTTCTGGCTGGGCCAGCACATTCAATTTGTCGAACGCGGCCAACGAACCTTTAGCTGCTTCACCGGCTGCCTCGGTATTGGCTGCAAGTTCGCCAGTTGCATCGGCGGCAGATTGCGCGTTTTTAGCCAGGGCTTCAGCGTCGGCCGCACCAACGTTTGTGCCAAATAACAGGTTGATACTCTGCCCAATCAAGTTGAAGGCTCTCGTCAACCAGTCTACGACGCTTTTCAGCAGTGGCAGTAAAGCATTGATAATCGGAATAACGGCATTTCCTACGGCGATTTTCAAGTTCAGCATAGACGCCGATAACGTTGACACGCGCCCGGCGTAAGAGTTGGTATATTCAGCCGCTGCGCCCGCAAACACGCCACCTTCTTTCATAAAGCCGCTGAACTCTGCTTGCCTCTTTTGCGCGTCTGTCAAGTTGGTTGCAACCGTGCCGATTTCCTTTGCGTACTCCGCCCACATCTTTGCGACGTTCTTTTGGATGCCCACGCTATCAGTTAATAGCGAGTTTTCCATGCGCAAGCCCATCGTGGCTTTCTCAATCGCCTCGCCCATCGTGAATTGTCCTTGCCGATTGTAGACCGCCGCGTCCTTCATGGCGTTCATCATCTTTTCGATCTGGTCAGTTTCGTACCCGCGTGAAACCATGTTTTTATAAGCTTCATAGGCGCTTGTCATTGGGACCAGACCATCGGCAATATATTCCTGAATAAAGCCCGTCGCCTCACTTACCGAGCGCCCGTTGGCTTTCAGTAGAAATTCAAGCCCCTTGAATTTTGCTTGCATCTCAGAGGCTGCTTTCACGCCCGCCTTGCCGAAATTAACCAACGCGGCAACGCTGAGTGCCACGCCAGCCGCGGCTGCCAGTTTGGTAAACATGCCAGTGATAGCGCCCATGCCGGACTTGAATCCGGTTGTGTTCATCTTGGTATCAAAAGTTAAATATCCATCAGCCATTAGATCTCGCTCTCTCAGCTTCCTCGAAAGCCAGAATATTCTTATGTTCCTGCCACGTCAAACCGTCATCATCAGCGCCTGTTACATGGAACGCATCACCCATTTCAGCAATCGCTTCAAGCTCTTTCGGCGTGCAATCCCCGTCGTGGTAGCGTTTTCGCAAGCTACACAATTCGCTGAAGGTGGTTTCGCGCAAGTCGGTGAATAACGCCCTGAAGCGCCACCAGTGCAAGTCGGTTTCAGCCAGATCAATGCCGTGCCTGGTAGAAAAGGCGGAGTAAATCAATTCAGCGTCTTGTTCGTAGCTAAACGTTTTGACGCCATCCGCCCGATCTGAGGCTTCTTCCAAGTCCTTGCCGCCGTGCAAAAACCACAAGGCTTGTATTAGCGCCTCGTTGAATTCAGGCGGTATTTCCACGTAAAGCGCCTGCACAAGGTAGGTGTATTGCTCCCAGCGCGTAAGGTCGTTATCTTCCAAGTTTGCCATAATGCGCAAACAATCCCGATGCCCCCAACGAATTGGATAATCCTCACCGGCGACTATCAGTGACCGGGGAAACGTGCTGGTGAGGATATTGGTAGTCACGACTAAGCCTTTGCCTTGCGCGGCGCTCTGAGCGGTCTGCCTAATTTCCCTTCGACTTTGGATTGTGATACCGCGCCGATTTTGCCCACGACGTAGACCATGAAATTGGCCATGAGTTCAGGGTCAAACGCGCGCTCCCCAAATAGCTTGACTGATGCACCTTTGCCGAAAATGTCATCAAGCTCGCCGAGAAAATAGTCAGCAACTTCCTGGCTGAAGGCCAGCACGTCCTGGATATTGGAAGGCAAATTGCCGTCAACTGATTTTGCTTCAGCGTCGAGCAGTTCAGCCTTCTTTGTCATTTCGTCTTGTTTAGTCTGCATATCGACCATAAACTGTGTTATACGGTTACGGAGTAGCATGTCATTCGGGTTGAACTCGATAACCTTGCTCTCGTCGCCGTCTATGGCAATCTTGACCGTGTTTCTGCTAAAACTCTCCACTATCGCTCCTTAGAATTGATTAAGCGGGTGTGAATACGCCGGTAATAGGCTCGTAAGTACCAAAGACAGGATCGCCCTGGTGCCCCAGCGTGACGCCAATTTTGAGCGGTTTCACAGCCTCGTCGCCCATCGAGTTGAAGCCGATAGCCACTTTGTCCTTGACGGCGGCGTAGGTAGTTACAGGCGGTTCACCGGCGGTGGTAGTTTCCTTCATATCAACCGTCAAAAGGTAGGTTTCAGCCGCCGTGCCGATTGAGCGCGCCCACATAGCGTTAAAGATGTAATCATTGGCATCATCCGCATCAACGCGGATCATGTCGAAAGTGGTTTCCACGGCAAGGCCGGTGGTGTACTTGGTTTTGGCAGTGTCCCCGATGTAAGCCTCTTCTTCGATCTCCGGGTTGTAATTGGAGGTAAGTGAGCTGATACCCTGGTTTAGCGCCGACCAAACTACAGCCGGAGTTGTGGCCGTCTGGAGATAATGGCGCACTGACGCGCGCATAATTTTTTCAGTAGTCATGTTAGATGTTCCTTTCCGCTATTACGCGAAGGTTCCGGCGCTAACGTCGTAAACGCCAGCCGTAGGATCGCCGCTATGTCCGAGTGTCACGGCAATCTTTAGTGGCTTCACGGCTTCATCACCAAGCGAGTTGTAGATAACGCTGACGGTATCCTTGATGGCTGGATATTGGTCAACATTAATAGGCGTGGCAGCCATATTGACGGTCAAGAGTTCCAATTGAGCATCAGATCCAATTTTGCGCCCCCAAACGAGCAAGAAAATCTTGTCGTTGGCAAGGTCGCCCTTGACGCGGTTCATGTCGAAAGTGGTTTCCACGCCCAAGCCGGTCGTGTACTTGGTTTTCGCGGTATTCGCAATATAGGCTTCCTCTTCCCATTCCGGGTTGAAGTTGGTAGTTAGTGAGCTTACGCCCTCGTTAATCAAAGACCACACTGGAGCGACGGTTGTTCCCGTGTTCAAATAGTGCAGGATCTTTGACCGCATGATTTTTGTGGTCATTGTTGTGTCCTTTCATAGACTAAACGGCAATTTATTGAATAAACCGCCGTAGATAACGCCTCGGACGACTCCATTAGGAAGCCGTTTCCGAGTGCCTCGATTGATTGCGCCACGAACCCCGTTGGCAGACTTGGCAGCGTGCCCGCGAGCGTTTGCGTGTAAAGCCACTCCGCGAAATCCTCGTAGAAGCCGTTGTTAATCAGGCGGTCAGCGTCCTCATTGGTTGCCGCGCGCATGTTTAGTAAAAAGTGCCGCCCGTAGATACCGCCGCTGACAATCCATTCTTCGATCTTTTCAAGCTCTGGCAGCATAACAACGGCGTATTCCGTGGGGGTGTCGCCGACATAGTCCAGATAGACGCCGCCGGCTAAGGGGGTATAGGTTTTCAGGTAGTCCTGAATGCCAGCGGTGATTGTGGTTGGGTTAGCCATGCTGCTGACTCCTTGTGTACGCCTTCACGGACGTTTTGAAGCTCTCGCCCTTTTCAGTCTTCCAGCGCGAAAACCAGAGGCGGCCTCTTAACGCACCGGTGGTAGAAGTGCCCGGAGCGCGCCCTGTGTAATATTGCCTTTTGGCATAAGGTGCGAGATAGCGGATAAGCCCTGAGCCGATTACTGAGCCAAGTTGAAGCGATTTGATCATCATCGAGGTTCTAAGTGGTGTGTAAGGCTCCATACCCTTGATTACAGCGTTGTCTATGAAGATCTGCACGCGCCCGAACTTGTTCGTGTACGCTTGCCCGAAACCAGGATTCCAGACCAGTTGCGCCTTGCCGTTTGGCGTCTGAACAATCTTGCCGCGCGGGGTGGTGATAGTGAGGTGGCTTGCCATGTTACACGCCCCCTCTTAGTTCCCAGTGCTGCATCGAAGTGGATCCATAATCCTTGAAATCCGCTTGCCGGATCTTGACGTAGCTCGGGTATTTTGCCATCAAAGCAGAGATTGTGAAACCCGTGCCGATTTCATCGGTCACGATATTCTTGATCAACACGTCGCCCTTTTTGAAAGCGAAAGTACCCGCGCTAAGCGGCACGAAAACGGACGCCCTATCAGCACTGGTAACGCCTTGCTTATCGGCTATAGCGATCTCGTTGGCCTGCCACATGACCGCGGTGACTTCATGCCGTGTCCACGTGGTAGTCGTGCCGCTTTTCGTGCCTTCGTACCAGGTCATTTTGTGCGGTGCGTACATGTTATTCAAACCCCCTGAAGAGCAACCCCGTGAATGCCAGGTACTCCCGGATTGCGTTAGATACTACCCCGCCAGTCGTTAGCGAGGCGTCACCAGACACCGCGTAGTTTACCGAGTGGTCGCCCACCCGTTCACTTGCCACGGTTACAGCCGAAAGAGAGGATTTTTGGTCCAAATAGTAAAGTTTATCAGCAGCCGCGCAGGTTGCCATTTTGATTTTATCAATCAAAACAGTATCGGTTGCGGCCGTGATAATCACCCCCGCGCGCTCGAAGGTCTGAAACTCCACAATCGACGTAGCACGATCCGCGAAGCGATAGAACGAAGCGGCAGGGATAGCCACGCCCTTGTAAGTGTCCGTGTAGTAAGCTAAGTCAATAAATGCTGCCATCCCTTACCTCTCTCTTAACTCATTCTCAGTACAAGCGCGTGATAGACTTTGGCTGAAAGGTCGGTCGCGCTTACTTGCTGAATTTGGTCAGCCACAGTCACAATAGATTCGAATAGCGCGGATTGATCACCTACATCGGCCGCAACAACGCCGGTAACGCTGTAAATAACATCGTTTACCTTAAGACCGGTTGCCACACAAGCGCCCGCCAGGTTGCGCCCTGAAAAGGCAATCAACTCTAAGCGAGCCAAAGCAGCACCCAACCCAGCGGGGGTGACAGCCACGTCGGTAGCCGTTCCGGTAATCGTTTCGGCGTCTGAAGCAGGAGCCAAGAGTGCGTCTCGAATATCTTGCAACCAGTCAATTCCATTAATAGCCATATTTCACATCCTTTTTCTACCCTCCGATTTCCACCGGAGGGTAGAGATTAATTGGTTAAGCTGCCTTGTGCAGATAGACGCCCTTGACCTTATTGTCGTACACAAAAGCGTCGTGGTAAATAGCATAGTCGAACAGCCAGTTATCCGAGTTCTGTACAACATCAGGATCAAAGATTTTGACGATTTCCTGTTTCTTGACCTGGAGAACAGCGCTGGGAGCGATCAGCATAAAGTTGATTGCTTTCGCGCCAACAGTCATGGAATACCCGCCAGCCGCCGATGGGGTAGCACCGGCTTCAAAGTCGATAGAGGTGTAGAAGCGCCCAGCCGGAACTGGAACGATGGTCATGTTATCCAGTACCTTCAAGCGGCGGTCAGCGGTACTTTCATTCGCCAGAGTACGGGTAACAACCGCGTTTAGCAAACGATAGCAGGCTGAAGAAATAAAGAGGTATTTGCCCTCAGTCGGGACTTCCTGCTCATCCTGCTCATCCTGCGCGCCGTTAGCAGCGTCAATAGCCGCCAATACGGCTGTACCGGTTGTTAGTGCCGCACCGGCGGTGGTCAAGATGCCGGTCTTACTGGCATAACTCATGAAGCGAGTAGCATCAACTTCGGGAGCCACTTTAGTACGGATAAACTCACCCGCGACTGTGCCAAAGGCCATGCCGAGAGATTCCTCATTATCCATGCGGGCAACTTTTAGTTGACGGGCACGGCTATGAGAGAGAGTCAAGGCTTCCCAGGTGCCGATAATTTCCCCAACGGGGAAATCAGCACCACGGGCAAAGTCGCCCAGGCCACCCATTGAGGTTTTAAATACTTTGACGACGTTCGCACCGGCGAAGTCGATTGGTTTAGTCTGGCCGTCAAGAATGGCGGTTACAGAGGCTGCTTGATAAACTTCATCCAGGATTGGCTGGAATTTGGTAACGAGATCAATAGATTGAGTCATTTTTTCTTTCTCCTATTTATTTAGCGAGGTGGTAATTTTGCGCCCTCTCGGAATGCAGCTACCACCGCGTCTTGATTTTCGAGTGGTTTGTTGCCCCCACCGGAAACGATCTTCGGCGTGGGAATATCGGACTCGAACAGGTAGTCATTTTCCGGCTTCACTTTTTCGAGTTGCTCTTTCAAGCCCACCAGTCCGTCGTCGGTCAGCTTCAGGTCTGCTTCGTTAAGCAGCGCCCGAACCGCCTTGACGTTCTTGGCTTTGGATTCCTTCAGCGCGTCCGATAAGGCGCTCTCATAACGCACCTTGTAGACTTGCGCCTCAGCGTCCTTTTGCGCTTGTTCGGCTTTGGCTTTCCACTCGTCGGCGCTTTTCTTCACGCCCTCGATGTCCAGCGCCTTGAACCCGTCAATAGCAGCGTTAGCCTCGGTAAGTTGCGCTTGTTTTGCGTCGTCAGAAGCCTGCAAAGCTGCGTTTTTCGCTTTAAGCGATTCGATATCCTTGCCGTGCAACACAACAATCTGGTCTGCCAATTCTTCGGTCAATCCAAACTCTACTAACTGTTTCTTGTTCATTTTTACCTGTTCCTTTTCTTTATCAACCTTGTCTTTTTTTAATTGGTCTGTTCCAATCGGGTCGCCGTTTTATGAACCTACGGCTGGTTGTAGTTCTTTTTGTGTTTTGCATAAGCGGGTTATCCGCTGATAATGCCTGTTGTTACATTTCTTCTTGTAAACTGTCTATTCGTTCTTGTAGTTCTTTAGCTTGTTTTTGCAACAAAGCGAATTCATCCAGCAAATCTATAATCATCGGATGTATGGAGTACACGGCCCGTAGATAATCCAACATCTCTTTCGTAAATTCCGTTTCGTTCCAGTTGACTTCATCTGGTAAGCATCTCAATTCGCTCATTTTCATGATGTACCTGTCCTTTCGTTTTCCACCTTTACGGCCACTGACGTGGGTCCAGTCGAAGGTGCAGCCTCTTTACGCTCGCTGTCAGCATGATTTTATTTTGCATAAGCGGATAGCCCGCTGATAATGCCTGTCATTGTTGTGGTCCGAATGAGGGATAAAAAATCTGGCGTAGAACAGTATCGTCTGAGCCAACGCTATCTTCAATTATTGCGTTTAACAGTGTTTCAAGCTCTTTATTTATTTCGTCAAGAATAGGTTTGTCCAAAGCTTTTAGCATATTTGTTCCTTTAGCTTCCTTGTCATTTCGTGTACACTTGTTCCCATTCGTAGCGCCGTTCCAGCCCGGTCTGCCTTGTAAAATCACGCAGCCGCGCTTGCCATTCCTGAATCTTCACGCCCGCCATAGCGTGCTCTTCGCCAAGCTCGGCCGCCTCGAACATGGCTTGCTTGCGCTTCCAGTCACGTACCCCGCGCTCTAAATAACGTTGCCGTTGGGTCGCGTCGTACAAGTCCATTTGCTTCTTGTTGTAGGTGACTTGCTTATTGTTCACCCGGTCTAATTCCGCTTGCGTATATTCCGGTTTCTCGAAGTCAGGGAAGGCTAAAAATACAGAATGACGGCAGTTGTATCCAAGTAGTCCTTCCCCCGTGCCATAGCCGGTGGTCTCGACGAACGGCTGATACTTCGGGTCCTTGCCGCTTATGGAGTACACCTTGCCCTGCCAACTCTCATGGTTAGCAGGCCCGACACCCTTGTTACGTGCGCCGGGATGAGCGCTGACTTCGACGTAATCCGTGCCAGCCTCGCCAGCCAGTGCCAGCGTCATATCGCCGGTCGCCTGGTTGATACCCGTCCAGATGTTGCGCTTGATTGCCACGTCCGCTTGCTCTACGCGCCCGGTAGATGAATTCAACACCCGTACGCCCTGATCCGCAAGCCTGAGTACACCCTGCTCAATTGCCTGGTCGATGCTTAGCGTGCCTGTGGAAACCGCCAAGAACGCATCATCCGCCGCCGCTATGAATTGCATCTCGCTCTGATAGGCGATGGAGCGGGTAAGGTTATGCAGCACCACGTTGGTTCGTGCGAACACCGCGTTCACAGCTCCAGTCAGCACGTCCGAAGTCGCAAGCTCTGGCACCTCCAGCCCTAATTTGCCGATAATCGCCGCATCGGTCTTTAGCGACTCAAAACCGGCGCGCTTGAAGATTGCCCGCAGTTCCTTCTCGGTATAGCCTGACAATTTAGCGACGCGGGCAACTATGGAATCATACAGTGCATCAGCAGAGGCTAACTTGTTTCCGTAGAACAAAACCGGACTTAGCGCGTTTTTGGAACGCATGAGCAAGGCCAGTGAGCGCGATGAATCCGTTAGGGTGCGCAGGTAGAACGATTCCAAACGTTCTTCCAGAGGCATCGTCATGGCGTCAATTTCGTCAAAAAGAATCATGCGTTACGCCCCGCTCCCAAACACATCCGTCGGTGACTCTTTTTGCTGTTGTGTCAGCCATGCTAAAGCTGTAGCTTCGTCCAAGCCGTAGTTTCTCTGCAAGAAGACCACTTTAGGCATGACACCCATTCCAACTGACTGGCGGTCGGTAGCCAGTTGCGCGTCCTTGTCCACAAGGATCGAGTCGTCAAACTCGAAAGTCAAACTATACTTGCCTTTCGGCGCTAAAGCGTAAGCTGTGGCGTAAAAATCCATAACCTCTATCAGCCGCTCCATCGCGGTCTTCAAGCTGCGCTGGATGTCCTTCAGCGTGGAATACGTGCGCTGCTTCGCCCCGATCACCTCTGCCGCCGTCCGTGCAACCGTGTCAGGGTCGCTAAGCGTGCCATAAGCCAAACCAGTTGCCAGTTCAATGCGCCGATATAAAGCCGAGAGCCCGTTTAGGTAATTTTGCTCCCTGAGCGTTGGCGTCCATTCCTTGAATAGATCACCTTCGCCGATGTTAGACGTGCCGTTCAATGCCCGATAAAGCCGCTTATTAGGCAGAATTAGGTCGCCATTGTCATTCTTCTTGAACGCCACCACATCGGCGTACAAAGCCCGTTGCCCGCTCTCAAATTCCCACAAGAAGCCGCTATGCAGCTTATCGGCCTCTTTGATGAGGTCAACCGCCCGCGCGTAGCAACTAACGCCCAACGGGGAGTCTGAATCACTCGGATTGCCGCCGGGGGCCTTGAAGTAGGCAAACAGCAACTTGTCCGTGCCCTGGATAGTGGCAATCGGTTCAAGCCCCGCCCAATCGCTCACAATGCTCAACTGTGCAGGCTGGCCTAACTGGTTCTGGCTATCGCTCGAAAACGCGCGGTTAGTAACGGTGTAGACACCCTTGTCGTTGATGTCATGCGCTTCGAGCTTCGTGTAAATCTTCTTCCCCACCTTGCGCTGCTCAACGAACACGGCTGACTTGATTTCACCGGCGCTGTCAAATCGCACAGGGTAGAACGCGTCGGCCGGAATAACTGACACGCTGATATTTGCGCCAACGGGTACAGGCTTCCACACCATGCCGCCGAGAGCAAGCCCGACCTCGAGGTCGCTGCGAATATCGTCAACCAGTGGCTGAATTTGCGCGCGCAACCATTGGGCACGCGCCGAGCCTTCGATGGAAAGCTCCATCTCAATAGACGCGCCGCGCGACAGCTCGCTGGCAATGGTCGCTGGCAGATTCAGCGAGAACGTCTCAACATTGTCCACCCATTCGGCGCGATTGCGGTACATCGAAGCCCAAAGCTTGATCTGAGCTTGCTGAAACTCAGAGACAGACACATCCTGACCAATAGCCTTTTTTAATTCGTCACTCGTGAACATTTTATGTACCAATCCCTTCAATGCATCCCAGGTATCGCTTATCCAAGTCACGCCGCCACCCTTTCCCTTGTCACGGATTCAAGGCCGCGCTTGGTTTCCCAGTAAGCAAGATGAGCCACGGACATTTTCGCCTTGGTTTCCTCGGAAAACTGTTTGCTAAAGTTATGATTTAGCTCGCCTGTCTCAGCTTCACCTATTTTGCGCCTTGTTTCGTCTGTGTGGTGCTTGCCAAACATATAACATGACTCGCCTTTGTGAGCCTCGCTAATTTTGCGTTTGTGCTCTTCTGTGAAATGCTTTCCGGAGTTCCCGTCGGACATTTTCTGGCGTGTTTCGTCTGATAAATGCTTACCAAAATTATGGTTTCGCTCGCCCTTCTGTGCTTCAGACATTTTCTGTTTCGTTTCGTCGCTATGGCGGAATCCAAGCAGGTTCGTATTGCCTTTATTTGCCTCACTAATTTTGTGTTTCTGTTCATCGGTAAGATAGCGGTCCAGCATAGGTGCGGTGGTGTTTTTTGCTATGTTAAAGGCGGGCTTCAAGTTGTCGATTAGCATTTGCTCATAATACAAAGTCATTGACTTGTCACAATATAAAATGGTCTCAAAAATAAAGTTGTCCTCGCCGTATTTGTCCCACGAACGTTGTAGATGGACGTTCCTGTGACAATTTCTAACCAGACACCATCGATGATTGTGCAGGCGCTTGTGAAGGTTAACAGAACTCCCGATGTAATAATCACCGGTTACGGTGTTTGTGATCTGGTAAACGCCACAGTTGGGATTCATGCCCTCGTCCACCTTTCACGAATGACCAAATTTAATCCGTAGCGAATTGCACTTAAATGATGGTCGTTTTTGTCAGGGAAAATTGTCAGGAAACTGCCGTCACCATCCTGCGGGAACTGGTAATTTATCAACTCGTCAAGCGTATTTGGCGTGCGAGCGGGATCAACCACGATCGCCTTCAAGCCCTGTAAGAACCTGAAGCCATGCAAAACGCTATCCTTGCCCTTTTCAGCGCCCCTTATCATGAGGCCACACCCAAGCATTTCCCGAATTGACTTTGGTTCCGCGCTATCTGCAATGATGAGTTCGTTAGGCCTGACGCCCTTTTGTTTGATCAGTTCTGCCAATTCTTGATTAGTCTTTTTCTTGATGTTTATTTCATCGAATAAATAAAGTGTTTGGTGATTGCGATCAAAGTGCATCCAGTTCACAGCGGCGGGATCTGGGTAGAAGCCAAAGTCAAGCCCGATTAGAATGCGGTCAAACGCCTTGATTTCTTTGTCGGCGATTGGTCTAACCACGACATTGTCGAACACGCTGCCGCCGTCGCCCACAACCTCGCCCATGTATTCATTACGCCAGGCGATTTCGTTGGTCGTCTGCAAATGTTCTGCTTCGGAATAAAACACTTCACCTAACCATTGCTTTGGCAAGTTGAGATAGTTAGACGCGTGCTTGTACTGTGTTTGCTTTGGCTGCAACCAGTATTTATTCATAAAATTTTGTTTGGAACGCGGTGGATTGTATGACCGGAAGAAGTACGCCTTATCGGCGCCTCTTGCGAGAGTCTGGTCAACCTTACGCATATCCTCAGAACTAACCTGGTCACACTCTTCGATCCAACTAATAACCAATTGTCCAAATGGCGCGCGCAAACTCTTTAGTTTCTCAGGTGCATCTAAGCCCTTGAAAAACAACTTTTGACCCGTCGGCAAATAGGTCATTTCGAGTGGCGACGTGGTCATGTGATAGAGCGCCGGGTCGCTGATTTCATTGATTGCCCACGAGATTTGTGCAAACACAGAATCGCGTAAAGTGTTGCTATATCGGCGCATAATAACCGCGTGCCAGTCGGGATTGTGCTCAATGAGATAAACAATCATCAATGAGATAAACGAGGATTTACCAGAGCCGCGTCCACCGCTGAATAAATATTCATTGTGCAGATGATCAAGAATGTCGCGGTAGACGCTATCATAAACAGCGGCGATTTGTTCCGCCCTGATTACTGTTTTGTGTTCGTCGGTCTCTTGTCCAACTGTCATGAGCTCGTTATCCATCCTTGATACCGCTTGCCCTACCAGATAGTCTGCAAGCCACTTGCGAGCAACGGCATCGCCGCGTTTAGCCTGCTCTTTGGCTTTATCGACAATTGAATTCCAATCGTCTTCAGATACAGCAGAAACCGTGAGGTCGAAGAACTTGATCTCACGCGCTTTAGGGAGACGCCCTCTCGGATTGCCAACGCCGCCCTTAATGAATCTGCCTTTTTCATCTCTTTGTGCCATCCGTCAATTTCCAACTATTTGGCTTTCGCTTCAAACGTCAAAACGATGCCCTGCCTTTTTGTTTCGGCCAACATGGCCATTTGTGCGATGGCGTCTTCCGATAAGTCGAGCGCTACGCGGATAGTATTGTCACTGGCAAGCGTTTTGACACTACTCACTATTGCGTCGAACTTGATAGCCGGCTCAGTCATCATCACCAGATTCCGTCCCGCCGATCCAGCCGTCCGCGTCAAGTCGCTCTTCCAGCAATTCGGCGCGCAATTCCGCAACCTCAAGGCGAAGGTGGGCGACTTCGAGCTCCAACGCGTGAACAGTTGAAAGCAGAAGCGCAAGGAGGTTAGTGGGTTGATCCATCATCTTTGACCTTCGGGCTTGCGCGCCGCTTCGAGGCTGCCTGTTCCAAGCGCAAAACCTGTTCCTGCAGCCGTGTGATTTCAGCGGCCTGCTCCTTAACTTTGCTTTCTAACCCTTCAATGCGTTCATCGCGGGAGGTAATGTCTTTTTCCTTTTTGATTAAGAGCTCTTCCAGCGTGTCAATGCGTTTCTTTAACATCGTAATTTCCGATTCCAGTTGTTTTCTCATCTGTTCGGAATCCTCCACTCGTTTTATCAGCCCATCAACCCTCGTTTGCATGCCTGTGACCATTGCATCTGACGCCCTGGCAATCACCTCATCGGTTTCAGCTGCAATCTTTTTGGCCTGCGCCCTTGCTAAAACAGCTTCGTTGTCAACTTGCGCCTTAGCCAATAACGCATCTTTCTCAACCTGCGCCTTAGCGACTAAAGCCTCGTTGACTATTTTTGCCTTAGCGGTTTTGTTGTCTGTCCACGCCTTCGCTATTAGCAGTATCAGGGCGACCAAACCCGCAATACCCCCAACGTCTTTGAGCACGTCCGTGACGGTCACAATTAGCCTTGCGGCTTCTCGTCAACAGGCACTTCAGGATCGATAAGCTCAACAGCTTCCGCGTGGTAAAGTTTCGCCTGCTCTAAGTCTCGGTCGGATCTATAAATCTCAGCGCCCGCCTTGACATTAGCCGCGTCTTCAGTGGCAATGCCAATAATGACAGCAATCAAAACCGGCTGCCAGATACCAATCAGCGCAAGGGCCGAGGCAACTTTGTCGGGCGATAGGAACCATGTCAGCACAAGCGCCGTGCTTGCGACAAACGCGTCCAGCATGGCCAAAAGGAACTTGCGGGATTTCAATAAGCTCTGAATAGGGTTGGGTTGCATTAATACCTCTCTCTGTCTTGGAAAAGGTGCGATTCGGTGCGGCACCCGTGTAACTTGATTAGAGGCACTTCTGGATTTTCGCATTCAAGCGCGTCCTGATAAGCCTCGTATGAAACGTCTCGATGGTATTTTTCATAGTTGTATTCTTTTTCGTATGACTCCATCCAGTCACTTAACCAGACGGGCCACTTAGCAGGGTTTAGCCCGTATAATTCAGAACACGAATCACACAACCTTCGATCAACTCTGATACCGGCGCCACAAACACATTGTTTTTTCATGTTTCTCATGTTCACGGTTATTCAAGCACCGTTTTGTTTAATTCTGGATAAAATCTGGCATATTCTACCTTTAGTCAAGCCGACTTTTTCCCCTATTTCGTCGTAGGTGTGCCCGCACGCGAATAGGTACACAATCGCCGCTTCTCGCGCTGGCATGGCGTCAATCGCCGCTTGCGCATCAAGCCGTTCGTCCACGTCATCCTCAGAAAATAGGTCCCGAATATTCAACTCAATAGCAGCGTGTAGCATTGTTCGCAGCGGAGCGGGGTCATGAGGCCTCCTCGTCATGCTCAACACGCAGGGGGCAGCCGGGGCATAGTTGCGCCAGCGCAAGCGGGCACTCTGGATGACGCTCGGTTTTGCTGTCGCAAGCCCAAATATATGGATCGAAGTCCGGTCTGGTATATTGAACCAAGCCGCACATAGGACCGTCATAGTGATCGTAAGCAAAGCACTCGTCGCAACTTATCGGCAACTTATCCACAATCACGCGCAGGATTTTCATTCGTCCCCCTCCATAAGCTTATTCATTTGCATCGCGCAAAAGCAGACAAATATAATCGCTAAGCCATAGCAAACAATCTGCTCATTACCTGTCCTTATTCCAGCCATTTGAATATATTTTCCGGCAAGAAGCGCGTCAAAAATCATTAGTATCAAGCGCCCAATACTGAGCAGGATTTTCATTCGTCACCTCCTTCAAGATCAGTAAATTTGCCACCTAACTTTTGAACAAGTGGGTATAGTGGATGCCCTTCATCATCAACAACCGTTTCTTGTTCAACTTCCTCGGTCTTCCCGATTAGTTTTGCACGCACATCAATGTATTTAGATCCGTACTTAAAATCTAGGAGCATGTATCTTGCCCTGTTTCTGGCATTTGTAAAAACAAAGACGCCCCATCCAGCTTCATCATCAGCAACCCAGTACAGGTTCATTCTTCACCGCCTTTCGAGCCTGGAAGCGGATACCAACGGACGAAGTCTATGGTAAGTTTGTGGCTAAACACATAGCGCGATATATCTCCGTTTGGATACAAGGCGATGACAGTCTCTCCCTCTTTCGGCATCTTCACCGCAGGGTCAAGCCCCTCCTCGTACGTCTCCAGCCGCGATTGAAGGGAAGCGAGTTTGGCAAGCGCGATATTGCGTTCAGTGACAACTTCCCGATATTCGGCAGTAAGCGAAATTCCATTGTCATACAGTTCTTTCGCAATAGCTTTGGCGAGTAGACTAATTTCTGTATCTGTCATTCCATCACCCATTCTTCCAACTCCTTTTTCCGCTGAATGAAATTTTCGCAAGTATCGTTTTCAGAAGTCATCACATTCCGGCGCGTATACTTCCCACATCGTCCAACAATATTTTCCGCCCAATACGTCGTTCGCGTCCAGCGCCTGCAGTACTGGCAAGTTTCAAGCCGTGCTTGGGCTGCTCTCAATTCTTGACCGCTCATTTCGGCTCCTCTATTTGTCTTAGCCATGCGAGTAATAATTCCAACTCAGGTGCTTCTGGACTCTCGACGGGTTCGGGTTGCAGTTCTCCGAGATACCAAAATTCAATACCACTCCGCTCAATCCGCGCTTGCGCCTGTCCAACGGTTATTTGCTCAGGCGGATTGTTCCCATCCGAAAGTATTGCATACTTGCCATAGCCTGTTAGCGTCCAATTGCCCGCTTTAATTTTAATCATAGCCATTTCTCTCCTAAATTCCACTTTCCGCTCATTATACCTTTCGAGTAACCGCTCCAATCCTCGAACGCCGCCAGCTGCGCCTTTGTTTTGGCAAGTTCCTTCCGTGTGCGCTCCAACTCGTGCACCATGTCAAGCACACTCATGCCCAAGTCGCCGGTCTCGGGGTTCACGGTCTCAAATTCAAAACAAGCGCTGAGAATAGTGTCGTAATTCGACTTAGCTTTAGCAAGCTCGGATTCGAGCCGTTCTATTTCACTTTCATGATCACTTGAGATACCACGCATTTCGATGTCGACCATCTTGGCGTAAATGGACGCCATGTCATCAAAACTTATTTCATCGACATCCATCGCCTGCTGAAATACCGCTCTCGATTTCGGCGGCCTGCTAATCCATCCTACCGTAACGTTTTTGTCGTCCTCGCACAGTTCAACGGTGACAAATCCAAAAGTTTCTGTAAAATGTAACTCGTTCATCTCTCGACCTCCACTCGATCCACACGTTCTGACCAAACTTCCAGGTCGCTCCAGCCGCGCCGTTCCCGCTCAGTTTCAGCTTTGCGTTTGCACTCGTCGAGCGTCTTGCCTTCGACTTCAAACCATTCGCCGGTTATGTCGTAATGAACGTGGTATTTCATAGCGCTGCCTCCTTTTCGATCTCATAAGCGTAAGCAGTTCTCAGTGGGCAACCATCGGGCCTCTTCGATACTGAGATGGTGGAATAAATGCCCTGCGGAATGCACCTTGATTTCGAGCAGAAAACACACTCTGTACAATTTGACGGGAAGTCTTTTACGTCGATAATCACAATGGCTTTGATTGGTTTCTTAGTGACACTCATTTCTCACTCTCCTTCCACTCGGCACACAGGACTTTCATAACCATTCCATCGTTTGCCATTTTTGTGATTAGCGCAACAAGATCTATTTTTCGCCGAAGCGCGTCTTTCAGAAACAGGTACAAATACTGGTTAAATTCAGCATCAGACAATTCTTTCACTTTATACACGGTATTCATTTCTCACTCTCTTTCCACTCGGCAATTAGGCTATTCAGTTTGGCATCATCAATCTCGAACCCGTCAATCAACTCTTTCAGTGCTTCCACTAAGCGCTGATTGAGCGCCTCCGCGCGTTCAGCGCGGGCAAACCAATTCTCTGCGTTATGTCGCCAGATTTGTGCATCTCTTTCCCCTTGTTCAGCGCGGGCAAGCAAGGCGTCCTTGACGGGAACCCTTACAAGCATTGCCCCGCAAGAAGGGCAAGTCGCACGGGGTAGAATTGATTCCACTGTCTTGCCGCACATCTGGCACCAAAGTTTGTTGCTGCTCATTCTTTCTCCTCCAGGGGCATAATCTGAAGCCGCACGTGCGGCTCTGATTCTGTCTTGATTCTAACTGCGACCAGTTCATCAACGTAGCGGTCGTCTTTGAAAAGAATGCCCTGTGCGGCATCAAGCACTGCCTTCACAAGATTGTCCAGATCACAGTGATGTGCCTTGTTCATGTAAAACTCAAGCCTGACACAAAACGGCACTTTTTCTGGCACATACAAATCAAAACAGTCAAGATTACGCTTTGCTATATCAATCAAGAATTTTAGTGCTTTTTGGGCCGCACAGTAACGAATAGCGTCAGGTTTCACATACTTGCCACGCTGTGTCATGCGTACATAAGGCACAACGGTAGTGAAGACGTCGATATCAAGCGGTTTGAATGTCATTGTTGTCTCCTTGTTCAATTAGTGTTGGTTGTTTTTCTGCTTTTATCCACGCAAGTCTCTCTCGCGCATCACCGTTAATAATCCGAATGTCGCTCATTCCGCTCCTTTTTGAGTTTTTGAATACTTGCACAATTTACATACACCCGTCAGGCCATCCTTACGGACGTACCCGTTCAGCAAGTTTTGGCAACCTGCCCAGTCCATAGCATGTTCCCAGGTACACCATTCCGGGCGTGAATACGTTGGAATTTCGGTGCTTTTTACCGCTCTTTGTTGAATAAAACTAAGCTCATGCCAGTACTTTTTAGCTTCCGGCACTACCGGCTTGTTCTGGTCATTCGCCCCTTCGACGGCCTTCAAGAACGCAGCGCGACTCCCGAAAACATGTCGGGCTATGCACATTGCCAGGCCGGTTTCAGGATCAAACGCTGCACCCTTATCCGGCCGCGCCTTGATCTTCTTCCCGTCAGGGAACACGGCAATCGTCGTGACGCCGTTGTAAATGACTTGCGAGGGGATGTGCTCGGGTCGGTGTTCAAACTCGGGTAAACTGTCTGCGGCAAGGCCGAAAGCTTTCAGAAACGCAGCTGTTTCGCTGCCCCAATTAATATTTGGATTAAGACCTGTATAAAGATTTGGTGTTGCCATTTATGCTCCTTGTGCGGGGGCGCGACCCAGGTTACCTGCGATGATTAGTCTTTGGTACATGCTATGCCTCCTTTTAGAGATTGCCATTTTGAATTCATCGTGCTCCAAGTTTCATAAGCATCACTTGGCGCGTCTTCGATTGTCGCGTACTCGATAACATCCGCCGCCGCATCAATAAGCACACTTGCATCGGCAAGTTGGGATTCGAGGGAGGCGATGTAGTCACGCAACTCCAATCTTATCGCAGTTCTTTTGGATCCGATTCTGTCGGACTTAACATAACCACAAAGTTCTGCGGTTTTTTCCAAGTCGTATATCAACTTAAAAGCGGTACCGCTAATCTCACTCATCTCATGCTCCTTGTGCTTTGTATAGTTGCTTGAATTTGTCCAGCCGCACCGCATTGTCGACGGGCTTGAACGTTTGCTTAATCATTGGCTCTCTGCCTTTCATCTCGCCGAATATCTGATTGATCTCATCCTCGGTGAACTCGTCTGAACTTGTATATCCCTTTACGTATGCCAGCCAGAACGCGCGTTCGGTGAACGTGTCAGGGTCCATCCAGCGAGCTTCTAAGCCCTTGGCGTTGATTGCGCTTAGAAGCTCGACGGGCTTGGGGAAGAATTCGCTCCCCTTGCCTAAGCAGATCGTCGCCGCTTCAGCTATTGCCATGCGCGGGTACGAACCTAAGATCTGGTGGTAAGCGCGCGCCCGCTCCTCGTCGGCCTTCTGGTTGTATGCCGATCCTAAACGCCTGATAACCAGCATCGTTTCTGAAAGTTTGCTCATTTGTCCTCCGCAAATATGGGTACATCTGCCAAAATATGATCTAACTCGTGCCCGGCGCGCTGGCCGTTGCCATTAGCCGGTATCTCGCCCGCAATCGCCCAGTCGTATAACCAGGAACAATTAGCTTTGGAGTAGAACGTGCCATTCTTGCTTTTGCGTTTGGTCCAGTTCTCGAAATACGGCTTCAAATAGGCGGTAAGTTTGTCGGCGTCTTTGTCGTGCTGATACCAGAGTGTTTCAAGTGCGGGCAGCACTTTGTCTATTTGCGTTCCTGGAATTGCGTTCATGCCAGTAACAGCTTGGAATAGTTTGCCAGGTTCGAAAAAGACGCCGGATGCTTTCTCTTCTACTTCTTCTTCCCCTTCTAATTCACTTACATTAACTTCTTCTTCTATTAACTTATATTCAGACGGAAGTTTGACGGAAGTTTGACGGAAGTTATCCGGCAAAGTGGCGGAATGTTTCCTTGCGAACTCTTTCAAACAATTTTGAGGAGGCGGAGGATATCCGGATTCAGGTTCTTTGTCTTTTCGCAAGCCTATTTGACTATCTGAAAAGCCTGGAAATAAAACAAACTTATCACCTCTGGCTTCATACCAAAGGATTAAGCCAAGATCCATCATCTCTTGAAGATAGGCTTCTATTTTTTTGATGGTTATCTTTTGATTACGCGGGAATATAGTGCCTCTTATTAGCGCCGGATCACCGAATAACCGCCCTTCCCTATCAGCAAACGTAATCATCCAAGTGAACATGAGGCGGCAAGTATCATCTGATAAGAGGCTAACCTGCTTGCTAAGTACAATCTTGTTATCTATAAATCTGCCACGCGCCATTACCCCACCACCTTATCCAACCGCGCCTTGCGCTCCGCCTTGACCTTTATCCAGTACGGCTGCGCCTTGATCCGCTCGTAACGCATCTTTTCATACGCAGCATCTGCTTCCCGGCGTAAGCGCTCAACCTCGTCGTGGCTGATGGAGCGTTCCTTCCAGGGCTTGCGGTAGGCTAAGAATTTGAACGCCGGGCAGACGAACTTCTGCTTGACGCCGTCAATATAATCAACACACTCGCCTTCAAACTGGAGCCGATATTGGCAGAACGCGTCACACGTTCCAACGGAGTCGCCGAGCGAGTTCCAATTCTTGCAATTCAAGCAGACTTCGCGCTTAATCATGTTTTACCTCACTTTCAGGGGCTAAAGGTAGTGGCATCCAGTGAGTGATCCTGCTAAATTCTTCTTCGTAACAACAGTTTCCACCGACCGTTATCCACTGAAGCCCATTTCTATAATCAATAAGAGCCGCAACTGTTATTTTGGGTATCCGATCAGACGTAAGGTAAACCAACACCTCGTGAGCCTTGTCTGGCAATGCATCCTTCACGTTAATCCAATTCATCTTTTACCTCTTGCCAGGGGCTTTGCCCGCCCTGGCTCGGGCTTCAAAGGAGGAGAAGTGAAGGCTATAGCTCGCCTGACTTGCGGGCATCCATTACCATTTTTGCTGCTTTAAGTTTCAGCTCGGCCTCGTTTTTTTCGGCGGGAGACAATCCTTTGTCTTTGAGCTTCTTTGCCTGGTCATTCCACTGAATGGCAAGCAGATTTACTGACAACTTCCCATACGGAACTCCGTCATCGGATAGCACCGCGCAAGCATCCTCAAGGGTAAATGGTTTTGGTTTTTCGTCGGCAGTTTTATCTGCAGCACCGAGATTTGGGTTTGCCGGCGTTGGGGTGGGCTTGCTTGCTTTAGCGGACTGGAGCTTCTCAAATTCTTGTAATGCCGCGTTCTTTTGGGGAAGTGCCCACGCCGGCAACACTGGGACTTTTGTGATCTTTACGCTCTTGCCAACGGGTTCACATGGAGCCCAAATGGCTTCAAGGTTGTAAAGGTAGCGCCCAACACCCCACTTGTTAGCGGCCCGCTTGAAAGCGTCTGATAGCCCGCCTTTTGTGGCTTCAAAATCGCTCTCATCCGCCCCATCCGCTTTGGTAATCCATTCGTTATTCAAACGGAGGGCGAGGGTGCAAATATAACCACGCTTGCCTTCGCCGGTGATAACCTGGTAGCTATCGCTCCAATTTTCCGCGCCTAAAATCTCATCAAGGCGGTTCATGACGGCGCGTGCATTAATGTAAGCCAGCGCCAAAGCGCGCGTCTTGTCTTGGTTCGTGGACCCAGCCCGCCATTCAATCTCATCGGCGGCAAAGGGCTCGCTAAGTTTGGCAATAATCTCTTTTGTGTTTGTCATTTTTTGCTCCTTGCACAATCTACTACCATGTCAGTGTAGGCCGAAAGCGAGCTGACCGGAATCGGCGTGTTTTCGTAATAATCCGGGTCGTCTTCCATAACGCGGGTTTCAGCGCACAATTCTCGGTAAGCGCTTTCAAGCTGTTTGCGCTTTTGGTCTGCCAGGCGCCCGTGCCTGCGCACCTCAAATTCATGATTGCGGATTTCCTCGTCAAGCGCTTCGCATAGATCCGCTAACCGTTCCAATCTCGTCGTTTTCACTTTTTTCTCCTTTTGTTTTGGATAAACTCATCAACCTTGATAATCAGCACAAGCGCCATAATCGTCAATAACTCGAACCCACCGTTCCAAAAATTATCCATATCGCTCCTAAAAAGGAATTGGCTCAACCGTGTAAAAAACGAGACCGCAAGTCGCGCAGGTATATTCGACGGCGGTTACGGTCTCGTTTGTGATGTAAACCCCGGCGTCTGAACGGCACCTCGGGCACGTTGGCATTTGCCGCCTCTCGGATGGCGCGTTGTTATCAACCTCGTCGGGCACACCGTAGATGTTGGTCATTTAGCACCTCGCCATTAGTGCTTTTACATGGGCAAGATTTGCGGGATGTTGTGTGAACATTTCTTGGTTCGGGTTTGCCTGATACCGTTTCAATAGATCGGTGTCCCGCTCTTGTCTTTCAAGGGTTACGCGGTCAAATTTGAACTCGCTAGCTCTGGTCTCCAATTCGTCAAGCAGTCGATAGGCCTCAGGACCGTATAAATTGTGTTTATCAACCACGTCTAAAACCGCTTGTCGGGCAGCAAGGTACAAATTGTGGTTTTCGTAAGCCTTTTGTATTGCTGGATTACTCGAATAATAGAGGTTCATTTCGTCTCCTTTTGCGCAAGATAAGCGTCCTCGATAAGTTTTCGTACCATCATACTCACGTTGCCCTCATATTTAGCGGATAGCGCTTGTAGCTTACTGTAAGTGGAGCTGGTCATACTAATTGTCTTACGAATTTGTTTTGTCATGTAACCTCTTTTCTGTAATTATCATACTACGAATAACGCCAAATGTCAAGGGGTTTTTTGTAAGTCATTCAAACTTTAGAAATTTGATTAGATCATCTTTATTTATTTGTCGGCCGTCAAGGATCTTGCCCTCATAAAGCACGACTGGATCAAGTTGTCCGTTTTCCATGATGTCTGCCAGCAGTTGTTCATATTCAGCGCCTACCATCATTGGGAATATATTTGCTATTTCGTGATATTCCATTTTATCTCCTCCAGATAATAAACATCCCCCAAAACCTGGGCAAGCAGATTTTGGAGGAATGTTTCGGTTTCAGGCGATCTTGCCCTCGCACTGATAAGTATACCACAAAACTTAGCGATTGCGCATCGCCGCGGATAATGCCAAGCCGCGCTTCCACTCCAGGAAAGGTTGTCGGCGAAGAACACGCGTTCTATTCGGAATACGGGTAAACTTACTGTCTATGGGGTTGATAGCGGATTTAGGGCGGATTTTTGCCTCTAACAAGCACGCCGGTTAATACGACATTATTGAATAATCGCCGTTTTACCGGCGTGCTGATTTTGCGTGGCATATCAGCCTGGATGGAACTGGTCAGTTGAGGCTTGATAATGACGAGTTGCGAGGTGCTTACAAAATGTAAGCAGCTGCTGCCGTGCTGATTTCGTGTTGGCGATAGCCTGGACGGAAAGTGGCGGTTATTTCAGATACCGCCAAACTGTCTTGCCAAAACCATGCCTGGATTCCACTTAGGTTTCACGCGCATGGGACGGGGAGCGCGACTTCCCCTTGTTGCCTCTTATTCGCACATTTTATTCGAGGCAGTCTAATAGCGGTTTTCCTGTGCAAGTCGCATTCCGGCATTCCCTACCAATGCGCCCATCTCCTACCCTTGCAAGTACTCTATTGTGCTCAGACTTAGCACTTTCGTGCTATTGGGACGGTCAGGATTCGAACCTGAAGTGTTGGGGGCCGCATTGAACCCACACATTCCTTTTGTTTTCATAGCACAAGCTACGCTGACCAGTTCGGTTACTGGTCGAGTGCTTTTTTGTTGCACGTCCCACCGTGCTGCCGTCCGAACTCATTAGCTGTGCAAGTAGCGGGAGCGGGAGTCGAACCCGCAAGAATAAGGCGTATGAGACCTCACGTCCGCCGTGGACTTCCCGCAATGGTAAAGAACAACTTGTCTATTAGAGCGAGTGACGGGTACTGCCCCCGTGTTCCTTGAGCTGGTAACTCAAGCCTTCTATTAGCACTCGCGTGAAACCTTGCCCGCGTTCCAACTGTCAAAGATTCCTTGACAGTTGCATCCCTGTCAGCTCCGAATTGTCGGAGATCAACTCCGATTAATCCACAAGTTCTGCATCATTGACCAACTTCGTCAACACGGCTACAACAAACTCCTTGCGCATGTGCTCTGAGTCGACACAGACTATGCCGTCATCGGTAAATATGTTAATTTCCCCGCCACCGCCCGCGTCAAACCACGTCAACCTAAATCCTATGCTAATTCCGCTGGCATAAACGCCCTCAAGAGTAACTCTCTCAATTTTATAATCCATGTTTACCTTCACTTTCTTTTTTTTCTAAGACGCGCTCCGAAACATCAAAACCTGAAGTTTCGGCAACATGTAATATTATAATCCATTACATCTGGTTATCATTTTTGCCAATTTCTTGCAA